GAGGAATTTTATGACGCAGATTATTCAGCATATGACGGATCACTTAGAGCAGATTTTATGAAAGCAGCGGGAGATATAGTTATTGGAACAATTCAAAATATTTCAGGGATAGATCAACTTGCAGCAACAACTTTATGGTCAGAGTATATTCAAACATATCAAGTTAGTAATTCAGATGTTCATTTAGTTAAACATGGAAATCCATCAGGAAATCCTATGACCACCGTAATTAATTGTATTGTAAATTTCATGTACCATTGGTGGTGTTATCGTAAAATCACTAAAAATCTTTCACTTAACAATTTCACTAGCGATGTAGGATTCACATGTTTCGGAGATGATGTAGTATTTTCAACTAATTCAAAAATTACAGGATACAGTTTCGTAGAAGTAGCAAAATGGATGAAAGTACTCGGACAAGATTACACAACAGCACAAAAAGATAGTAATGATGTAGGAGCACGTAAAATTAATGAGATTACATTTTTGAAACGCCGTTTTATTTTGAAGAACGGACTTTATTTGTCACCAATAGATCAAGATTCAATTGAACAACAATTTAATTATACAAACATAGATTCAAATAATTATGAAAATATTAAAGATCAAATTGAAAATGCTTTAATTGAAGCATGCCAGCATGGTTCGGATTATTATAGATACTTTAGAAGTAAAATTACTAATGCTTTATTCGCTAATAAATTCTTGGGTCGTAATATAGGAGTAAACCTTGATCACTTTTCTAGTACACAGGACAAACTTATGAGTAGGTACGGTGTGTAATTTCAGCGATAATCAGTATGTGTTGATTAAAATGTGTAGCGACGCGCAGCGTAACAACACTTTCAGTCCCTCAGGGACAACTTTCGTCGAGGTGCCAGAAGATGAGAGACGACGACCTCTCGTAGCCAAACAAGTAGAAGTAGATTTGGTTAAGGGCGATCATCCAGCAAAAGGAAAAGCTGGAAATGTAATTTTCCTAAAACTTGGTAATGTCAAAGTAAATTGTTATGGCAAAGAAGATCATGTATGTTCAGTAATCAATAAATTGTCAATGAGAGATGCAAAGAAATTCGATTTCGTATTCAGGAGAAATTGTGTAGATGTAACTTCATATAAAGATAATGGAAAATTCAAGACTTTAGAACGATTCATGTTTAAGACAGCACCAGAAACTCAATATTTAGTATTTGAAGATTTGCCAGAAACCACAGCTCAATATCATTTTGTTTCATATGAGGATAATATTCTAAAACCTAAGACCAGATTCGGAGTAGATTATGATATTTTTGATGACCAGTATGTAGCAGGAGAGAAAATGAGATTGGCTTTGCAAGATGTTAATAGAGCAATTACAGTTATGGAGCATGTGAAACGCTACAAAGATAGTTTTCCTTTTGAAAAGAAGGAACTTACATCATTTATTCGACGGGCAGTCAATAAAGGAGAGTGTGCACATGGTCAACGACAAGTCATGCATATATGTAATTGTCTTCAAAGAGCAGGACTAGAGCCAGTTATCGTTAGAGAACAGATAGACGACGAATCAAGCCAAGCCGGATCAGTGAAGGGAAAGAAAAGAACAACTTACAGACATTCAGAAGACGCAACAATAGTATTTGATAACGTACAGACAGACCTTTCAGAACAAGCAATTGATGTTAGCACAGAACATGTAGGACAAAATTCATCTAGAATGACATCAATGATTAGAACACCATCAGGAATAAAGGAGGCAATTCATATGACAAACACTTCAATTAAGCCAAATCATAAATTAGATTATTTGCCTTCAGTTAGATTTCCCGAAGCCGGATTCGTCTGGAATGAAGGACAACAATTCAATCAAAGAACTAAATATTATATGAGACCTTACATATATTTCAACACAATGTATCTTTTCAGGATAGTAGCAAAGCCCGCACTTTTCGCAGCACAACGAGTTTGGGTATCAGCAAAATATAATGGTAAAGTAGGATCACAAAGTAACGTAGGATTTGAATGGAACCCATCAGAAGAGAATGAAGTATATTGTATTTTGCCATGGATTGAAGCAGATTTAATTAAAGAAGTAGATGATGTAGATTTGTACATGCCAGAACTAGAAATTAAGGAGATGACCAACACAATTTTTGCAGAAGGACTACCATCAACAATAGAATATGCAGTTTATATAGCACCACTTAACATGTATACTTATTTGCCCAGGCC